TGGTTCTTGTTGTAGATAGGATTCCCCTACTTGCTCGTTTAAGAACTTTGCCGAAGATCCTTTTGGCCACCAAGTCATCGGATCAATGATTTTGGGTCGTCGTATTTTAGGAGAACTGGTTTTAGTAGGAGTACTTCCTGAAACTTCTTCTAAAGAGTCATCAGACGAAGAACTAGTAGCACTACTAATAGTTCTTCTTTCTTCTTCTTTCTTTAAGAAGAAGGAAGTAGAAGGGATGGCTGAAGATTTTTTGCGGACTGGGGAAGATGGGTTATCTAGCCCCCATACGTGGATAATAGGTTCAACATCTTTGAGAGTATAATTATTATATCCAGGCATAATTTGCCCAAGAGAGTCTCGATAGTAGGTTTGTTTAACCTCTAGATAGCCATATCTGATTAAGTCATTGATATACATGGTTAAAGAACGCTCACTGATCTTGAGGCCAAAAGTTTCTTCAATCCACTCTCTAATATATACTTGAGGGAAGTCTTTAGTATTGCCCAGACCTACATGTTCATACATGAATAGTTGGAGAGTATAGATCTTACGTTGTTTATTAGTCATACGTTCATACATAATACGCCTCTGATACTGGTTATAGAATACAGATTTATTTTTTGGCTTAATGTCGTTATTAGTCAATGGAATATTGCTAGGTACAGTTCCTATATCATTAGAAGAAGCAAATTTAATACAATCTTGTGCTTGTGTTTGTGTTCTAGTGGTATATACATGTGAATGCATACTATACTCCTGAATGTGTTTGTGTTTGTGTATATGCATATTGTATTCCTGGAATTATATAATTATTTGTGTAGTTAGGTAACTTTAGATGCAAGAAAGAAAGGTCCCAGTTGGGGCCTTTTTTTTGATCCATGTCCGCAGATACACGATGAGGCTGTATATTGATATTTATCAATAACTTAGACAAACTCTTAACATAACTGTTAAATGTACGCAATATGGCGTTGATGAAGAGGAAATTATTTTGTAATAGATTGTTGTTATTTACTAGATACTTATCAATTCTTGTAACAACTATGTTGCTAAAAAGATTAGATTCTGCTTGCTCTGTATTGTGATTGGTGTAAAAAGAAGTCATGTTATACCTTTGTGGAAATTGGGAACATATCGAGAACTCTGTTGTAAGATTCTCTAAAAAGAAAAGGTCGCTTCATGCGGCCTTTTTTTTCCTGTACGCTTTCTCCAAAATACGCCGTCTTAATGAGCATAGCAATCTATATTACACAATATACTTAAAGCCAGATTTATCTTGTAATTCAGTCATTTAATACAAAACGTAACTTAATATTCAAAAAAAACTTTATTCTTAAGTTGAGTTTTACCATGGACTTTGTACAAAATTATTATAATATTTATATACCTTCCCTCACTCCAAAATTGGTTAGGTGTGTGGCCAGCTCTCATAGGTTGAATGCCACACTTGGTTTGCACAACAAAAAACCCCTTTCAGTATTGCTTCTGAAAGGGGTTTTTTCGATAAGAATATCTTGCTCTAAGCCAGATATTACCTAGTATGTACATCTAAGTTCTCTGATATGTATATAGGTAACCTTATCAGAGAACTATATACTTTAGAGTTATTGTGAAATTTGCAACAACTCAATCTTCATCATATGCTCTGCGTTTTCCTGGAGCTGCCATTTTGACATGCTTAAGAGCAGGATTTTCACGTTTAGCTTCAGGTGAAGCTTTTCTAGCAGCAGATGCTAAAATGGCCCCGGCACGCTCTTTAGGCAGATGTTCTTTGCGCATTATAGATTTCTCGGCCTTTTCAAAGCCCATGTGTGCTTTTTTAGCAGGTTTTCTTTCCATGAATGATCCTATATATTACAATGGTTTATATCATATTACATTGTCGCTTCATATTTTGCACGACGTTTTTTTAATACTTCTATGAATACTTTATATTCAGATTGCTCCCTAGTATTCCGTCCGTCGTATTCTAAAATGGCAGCTCTTTCGTCGAAAGTATATTTCTCATTAGGATCTAACATTAAATAAAAACGTCTGATAGCTACATCTTTAAGCAGTACTGTTTGCAATAAACAACCCTCTAAAAGCTACGGAAGTTCTGACAAATAGTTCTGTATCTACTAGCAGCATCATCAGAACACGCAACATGTCTTGTAAATCAATACCTGTTTCATTGCCTATGGGTTGTAGAATCAAGATAAGCTTATCATTATTCATCTCTCCCCATGCATGTTTTTGAGACTCAATCATATCAATGATAGAATATACAATAATTGCTTTTTGCTCAAGAGTTGGCGAAGCTAAACTCTTGATATATCTACCATATTCACCAACATTATTGAACTTTGGTTGCTTTAAAACTTCTAAAGCTTCTTGGATTTTATCAATGTGGTTAACTTCGTTTCTAGATAGCTTGGCCATATAAGCTCTGATATAGTATATATATCAAAAGCTTATATGGTACACATGAACTGTCAAGTAGTACTTAACAGTTCATGTAATGTATTGGCTAATTATTTTCCTATTGTATTATCTATTATAGAATGAATAGCATCAACATGTTTGCCTGTAGTGCCCAGGCCGGCTTTTTCAGAGACCGCATTACTCACGGCACCCTTTACTAAATCCACAGTATCTACTCTATCGTTCTCATTTGCAGGGATATGTAATCCTGTTACATATACACAAAGATCTGAATATGTAATTTCAAGGTCTTTAGTAATTTCCGGTATATTGAGCTTGCTTAATTTTTCTACACACCAGGTAGCGCAATTATGGGCTTTAAACTTTGCTACATCTGTTGGCATACAGAAGACAGCAGTTGAAGCAAGCGCACTAGTTCCTACGATTGTTCCCACAAATACTCCCGCTCCTATTGCAGGTCCTATAGCAACACTTCCAGGAACTATAGGAGCGCCCATAATCCCTGTGATAAGACTACCAGCAGCTAATCCGAAATAACTAGCATAACCACTTCTTTGTTGTCTCTCTTTTAACTCCTTAGGTTTGAATACACTTGTGTCTCCAACAACTTCGTATGGTATCTTATTAATAATATCAAGTTTGATGCTCGCGAATAGTTCTGAAACTTTCTCAGAAGAAATAGCCCATGTCTTATGTCCCACTTCTTTGTCTATTTCATATTCAGAATTTTCATCGCCCCATAATATAGACTTTACTTGTCTCTCTACATAAGAATCCTTGATGAGAAAGCGAGTATTTTCTTTTACTTTACATATACCATCTGCTACACCAATCTCTTTGCGATAAATTGCATTAGGCTCTTGAATAAGTAAAAAAGCATGTTGCGAAGGAACTCCTTGAGAACTATATTTTGATAGTTTACAATATGATACAGCGTTTTGTGTCTCGTTGATTGCTATGTTTGCATCAAAGATACTGTGAGTTAAGTTATATTTTGTTTGCATAAGATACCTATAAAATTATTAAGACATAATGTCTCATAAGTAATTTTATAAAATTCTTAGTAAACTTACTAGCAAAGAAATGTTAAGATTTTAGGATCTCTATTCTATCATTCTAAATGCCTCAGAAGCTTCTAGAAGTTTTTTTTCTTTCTTTAAGAAAGCTTTTTCATGATGCTTTGCGCGTGCGTGTACATTTTCGCAGTCATAGAGATACTCATGTTTTAAAATATATTCTATTGAGAATTCCATATATTGGTTAGTTCTCTTTTGTGTCATTTCTTCATATTCACGGTTCTCTATATGTGTAGACCATAGAATCCCAATAGTTGGTAATGGGACAAGAATCGCTGGCAGTATATTGCAATAATATAATAAATATGAAGGCGCAATAATAACCACAGCTCCAATTTTACCTAAAAGTTGTATCAACGTATGACCAAGAATCTTATGTCCACCGTGCAATATCGCCTTTATGCGTAATCTACTGCGCTCAGCTTCTGTTAAAAATTTCATCCATTCAGGTTCATTAATATCATGATTAATTGATCTCATAGGGTCATTAGCAGCGAGTATTTCAAGCTCCTTGAAACACTTTTGCATATCTTCCTCCATAGTACCTGACATCATATCACTTACATTATTTCGCCGCTTACATTCTGATATTTGCTTTAAGTATTGGTTTAGCTGATTTTGAAAAACCATATAATTAATATTCTTATACCATTGTGCATTACGATCGCGCGTTAAACGCTCTCGTTCAGTGATTAAATCATTACGCATAATAAATACTCCATATTAGTTGTTGACGTTATTGACGTAAAGTAGTACAATATTTATATAAAGGCAATATTAAAATATAGGTATAAATGGCCAGAGCACTTAAAGATCCAACTTCTTGTAGGTCAATACGAATGAATGCACGCACAAGTAGTAGGTTAATGGCAGCTAGCAGATATTTCGGTTGTCCGCCAGGTAGTTTAATATCGATGTTACTAGATGTTACTAGACTTTCAGCGATTAAAGGTTCAAACATTCCTGATGACATCATATCCAATTTTTATAGAGAAGTACAGGGCTACGCTGATACAGAAACCTATTTATTTAAGGATTAATCATGGCCCTAACAATACAGCAACGCATTGATCGAAGATTAGGCATTGGAGGATCTGATATAGCGGCAATCCTAGGAATTAGCAAATGGAATACTCCATTAGATATATATTTAGAAAAGTTATCTACAGAAGAACCTATGCCAGAAGTTTCTAACCAATTTCAAGAATGGGGTAACCGTCTAGAACATGTGCTTGTAGAAGCATTTGAAGAGCTAACAGGGATTAAATGTGCTACAGGACTTGATACTTTTATTCATCCAGAATATAATTATATGAGAGCTAATATTGATGCTAAGTTAATAGGTGAGAATGCGATATTGGAATGTAAGACAGCTAATCAATTCGCTGGCAAAGAATGGTCAACGCTTGGTGGAGATAATATCCCTGAGCCTTATCTCTTACAATGCGCGTATTATGCTGAAATTACGCAATGCGCTAAAGTATATATCGCAGTACTTATAGGTGGGAATGATTTTAGAATATATGCTTATGATCGCAATCCTGCTCTTGGCAAGCTTATTATGGCCAAGGTCATAGACTTTTGGGAAAATCATGTTTTAAAGCAAATCCCCCCTCATCCAGTTAATCATCTTGATGCCATAAAGCTTTGGCGCACCACTGAATCTAATGAATTAAAACTAGCAACCGATGAGATTCTTAAGACGATCAAAGAGTTGCACTCCTTGAAAACTGATAAGGAAAACCTCGAAGTGCAACTAAACTCTAAACGCCTTGAATTGTATAATTTTATGCAAGAAGCACAACAAATAAATTCTCAAAATGGTGACCCCCTTGTGACCTGGAAGATGCAAACTAGTAATCGCTTCGACGCCAAACGCTTTATGGTAGAACATCCAGAGATGTATGCTCTATATATAAAGACTTCGGAGAGTAGAGTATTAAGAATTAAAGGAGATAAGAATGGCTAAGGAAAGACTTGAAACTGCTATTGAAATAGCGATTAAAGAAGCCTGCGTTAAATTTGGATATGACTATGGATTGGCTTTGATTAAAGTGGGAATAGCAAGATTCACAGATGAGGATTTGGTATTTACAGATAAAGAAGGTAAGAAGGCATATGGAGTGAAAATACTTAATATATATACTCCCTCTTATGAATCCACTCGTATAAAAGAACTTGAAGAGTTAGAAGAATCTTTAATTAGAGTATTCCAGTATGAGAGTAGTCTGATTAAAGGAGCGACTCAAGAGCCTCAATTATTTGAAGATATATTATCAGCGCCTACGGTAGTTTTTAATAAACAAAGCCCTTGCATAGATACACATTATTTTTACAAACATTTAGAAAAGGAAGAACGAAATGAGTAATCAACTACAAACACGCCCAACAGAAACATTCTCACTAACACCTAAAACATTAGAAGAAGCTATGAAGTATTCAGAAATGCTTGCTAGAAGCTCGATAGTACCTAAGAATTACCAAGGCAAAGCTGGAGATATATTAGTCGCTGTACAAATGGGACATGAGCTTGGATTAAAACCTATTCAATCATTGCAGAATATTGCAGTCATTAATGGTAAACCTTGTATATATGGCGATGCCTGCATGGCGCTTGTAAAAATACATGCAGAATTCGAAGATGTAACAGAGCATTTCGATGAATCTCTACAAGCTGCAATTTGTAAAATCAAACGTAGGGGTCAAACAGTCCATACTAGCGTTTTTACTATAGAAGATGCCAAGAAAGCTGGCTTATGGAATCGTCAGGGACCATGGACACAATATCCGAAACGTATGTTACAAATGCGCGCCAGAGGATTTGCATTGCGTGATGCTTTCCCAGATGCTTTGCAAGGCTTAATTCTAGCTGAAGAAGCTCATGACCATCCTAAAGAGATAGAAATAGCAGGAGAATCAAAGACTTACGCCTCTACTACTGAAAAGCTTATAGCAAATTTGGATACTGCAAAACACATGCCAATTCCACAAGATGCCATAACAGAAAATGAGCTGCCTAATGAAATAATAATAGAAACTGAAATTATGCCAGAGATCTCATTAGCTGAACAACTGACTATTCTGATAGATGAGAAAGCTGTACCAATAGAAGTAATACAAAAATGGCTAAGTAAATCTGGTGTTAAAATGCTAAGTGAAATGTCAGATGATGATTTGCATAAATGCATTCAGCATGTGCATGAAAAGTATTAATTATCAATAGCTTAGAGGAAATATGGTGCTTAATAAAACGATCCAAGAAATAGCTGAAATAATCGTAGCTGCAGAAATGAAAAATGAAGCTAATAATCCTATATTATATATGGGAGCGTCTAGAAAATATCTACAATTATTATATGAATCTCTCCAAGAAGCAGATGAATGTTTTGCTATTAACATAGCATGGCAAATTTTATTAGAAATGCTATTTACACATTATGTATCTTTATTAAAAGATGGTAGTGATTATGCCCCACTCCCATGCCCTCCTATGCCATTTGAAAGCTTTATAAAAGCTATGCAAGATGCCTTAAGATTAATGTGGTCTCAATATGAAAAGTACGAAAAGGATCTTAATAATCAATAACTTAGACCATTTTCCTGGCATCACGAAATTGGTCGATATCTAGATTTAGGAGAAATATGACTAAAGAAAAAATCGGATCCAGAAAATATACACAAGATGAATTAGACTTGATGGCAAATGTACAAATGCAACTAGTAGAGATAATAGAAACATATTATTCACATACAAAGTTCGGATTTGATTTGAAGATGGCGCTCATGGCAAAGATGTTAACTTTTGTTTTATTAAAATTTAGAATATTTGACAGAAAAAGAGATAAAGAAACTCTGGATCTTTATCTTGAAGCTATGATGGAAGAAGTCAAAGAGAAAGTTTTTAGCTATCCAGAGTTCCTTAAAAGTCATTCGGATCAATAACTTAGACCATTTTGTCGGCGCTGACAAACCGATCATGGGTATGAACTTGCAAGAATTATTTACAAGTTCATTTCTAAATGTAATTTAACGGGTTTTTGACATTAAAGCTTTTTTAAGTCGTTTATATGCTTTGTTAGCTTCTTTCTTCGAATCCCACCATGCGCAGATTGTTCCGATATCTGGGGCTGATGACATAACCCTAACTACAAATTGTCCATCAATATTAATTGTATTCTCAATGCGAGCGATATGATCAGCATTAATATAATAATCTCCATTAATATTTTGTACTTCTATGAATTTTGGCACTACTTCTCCATTATCTAATTTGTCTAAGGAATTATCTTTTACCATATTAATTTCATCTAGCTTGTCATTTATTTTTTCAGTCCTTTTTTGTGAATGCGATGACTTAGTTTCCAAATTATCTAATTTGTCTTGTATAGGTTTTAATTGGATTGCAAACTGATCCCGCATAATTTTTATATAAGGCTCTAATTTTTGTCTTTCTTTATTGGCCTCAATTAGTTTCTTAAAATCCATAAACATTCCCAAAAGTAACCCGCTGGTTTGAGGACTCATAGAGTAGCCTTAGCGGGTTTTGTCATTTGCACTATAAACTCTATATTATTATAGTGCAAAGCTTAGTGTACGATGAAAAGGGATTTGGCATACACAACTTTACACAGTTTATGCGGTGAAATTTATTAGAACACTATATCTAGTATACCAACAAGGACCTCTATCATAGAATTTCCTATAGGATCCTATAGGAAATTAGGATAATAGGATAATTCTTCCATATACCTGTTGCATGTTTCTAATTTTAGATATATGATGCCAAAAGAGGTTGTTGATACAGATATTAGCGACGCTGACTTAGATCTATAGAATCTAAGATGTCATATGGAACTTTGACTTATTCAATAATACTCTACAAGCTTGGCTGTTGGCATATAGTTTAATTGGTAGAATGGTACTTTTAAGTATTAGATGCGAGTTCGAGTCTTGCTGTGCCAACAGTTGAATAATTTAGGAGAATAGAATGATAGATACACTGGAGATTTCTAAACGTTTATTAAAGGCTAAAGATGAAAAAGCATATGCCGAGACTATTGCCAATCTATTTAAAGAATATGAAGGCTCTATTAACATTAAAGATCTAGCAACTAAAGATGATGTAAAAGAGTTGAAACATGAAATGCGATGGCTCATCGGTTTAACGTTTGGAATTCTAGCATTACTGATTAAATTCTGTTAAATGAGATAAATCAATAACTTAGGAGGGTTATGAAAATATCAGAACACGATTATAAAGATCTAATGAGAATGTTATTTAGACGCTTTCGAGAGATGATTGATAAAAATTATCTTGAAGTAGAGGGTTGGGATCCGATGGAGATGTATGATCAAATGATATTTGAAGTACAACGCCAAGTATGGGACGAAAAAACGATTAAAGAAATCATAGAAAAGGCAGATGAAGAATGAAAATAGGCTACGCAAGAGTCTCCACTAAAGACCAAATTTTAGATCTTCAAATCGATGCTTTAGAGAAAGCCGGCTGCGTTAAGATCTTCAGTGAGCATATATCAGGGGCTAAGGCTACAATGCCACAACTTGAAGCATGCTTAGAATTTTTGCGAGAAGGTGATACTTTAGTAGTTTGGCATATAGATAGACTTAATAGAACTACAATTAGACTTTTAATGCTCCATGATGAACTTAGAAAACGCAATATAACTCTAGAATGTCTTCAGTTGCCTGTAGATTTTAATGATCCTTTGGTAGGCACCTTAATGTTACAACTCTTTAGTATTCTTGCAGAGTCTGAGCGTAATATTAAGATAGAACGTTCTAAAGCTGGAATGGCTGCGGCTAGAGCGCGTGGAAGATTAGGAGGCAGAACACCTAAACTTAACCCAGAACGTAAAGGTTTACTAATTGATGCCTATTGTTCTAGGAAATATTCTATCAAAGAGCTTGCGCGCATGTTTGATATATGTGTATCAAGTGTTATGGCATATACACAGGGGTTTCGTTATGGATAAAGAATTGTTTGTTTTCGAAACATTCGCTGAAATAAGAAAATACCTTAATGGAGATTCGATAGAATGTCTATTATGCGGCATTAAAAGAAAAGCTTTAGGAATGCATATAATTAAGCA